GAACTAGGTTTTGGTGTTAGACCTGATGGTTGTTCACTTCATTTAGAAGAAATCCATTATAAAAAATTTATAAAATCTGTATATTCAAAACGGGATAATGTAGTTCCAAATGAATATGATAGAATAAAAGGTGATTTATTAGAAGTTGAAATATCAAAAAGTCTTTTTGATGAATTGTTATTAAATGATGGTTCATTAAGATTGCCACAACATTCAACCAATAATCTTATAAATTTTGGTGAAATAAAATTAGAAAATGAATTAAATGATTAGTTTATTTTATATTAGTTCTATTTTATTCATATATGTTGAAATCTTTCAAATTATAAATAGAAATACCATATATAAAAGATTTAGTGATATATCAAATATATCACTAAATCCTTTTTTGCTTATATCATTTTATATTTTAAAGTTATACTACTTTATATGGATTCCAATCGGTTTACTAACCAATAACTGGATTTATTTCGCAATTTTAATAGGTCTTGGTTTATTTAAATATCCAATATTATTAACTAAGAATAATTTTTGTATAAATTTATATGATTTGATGAATACAATTATTAGTTGTTTTATATTGATTACTATCCTAGTAACTTTTCTGTTATTATAATAAATTCAAAATCCTTTCTTTGGCAATAATCAATCATATATGTCCATTTAGCTAAGTTTTTATTATACATTTTCAGGGCATATTCAAAATTCTTTAATTGTTTAGCAGTTGGTTTTGGATTTAATTTTGGTTCAATTGTTTCTGAATAAGGCTTTACTTCTGCTACTACTTTTGATACACTACCATCACTTCTTTTTAACTCATAATAAAAATCAGGGTAATAAGTATGTGATGTGGTTTTATAGTCTTGTGTATCATTAGACCATTCAGTTTTTTGATAAGGTATTTTAAGTCCTTCACTCATATATGACGATATTTTATCATTGTGATCTAACCACAATAATAATTTTTTTTCAAGACCACTTCTGTAGAAAATTCCACCTTGCGAATTCAATTTAATTACTTTATCCTTGTTTACAGGTATATAAAGTCCTTGGTGGTATTTAGTTGGTTGTCTTGGTGCTGAATTTAACATTATAATTTCCTTTTTTAATATATATTAAAAAAGGAAATCTTTTATGTCAGAATTATTAGAAAGAGTTAAATTAAATGCATTAGTATATGGAAATGGTATAGCTGAAAATTTTAAAAATAATTCATTATATTTTTATAATAAATTTAGTCAATCAGATAAAGAAGTTACTTCTATTTCAGTAGGCCAAATGAAATTAGGTGGTTTTTATCATCTACATTATTTAGATGATTCTAATTGGATGAAATATTCACCAATATTTACTGTTGATTTTAAAAAATTAGAAAATTTAATAATAATAATTGGTGTTAATTTAAATTTTATACCAATTGAAGTAAGAGTTACTATTTTTGATAAATTCATAAAAGAAGATGATTTTGAAAATGATAGATTATTGGCAGTTTCATTTGAAGGTGTATATAATGAATTATTAAAATATGGATTTGAATATTCAATTGTTGAGTACAATGCCGCTCAAATAAAACTAGTTCATAAAATAAATATGGATAGTGTTCCGAGATTCATATATTCAGGTCATCCAAAAAATAAATATGATCCAAATAAATTATATGAAATTTGGACTGCTAAATTAGGTGGTAGATCCAAAAGGGATTCTGAAATGAATAAATTGTTAATGGATGATTTCACAAAAGCATCTGATGAAATAAGTGAAAATTTCAAAATGCTTAAAAACCACATTCAAAGAGTTAAGAAAAGTATAGATAAATATGGATAGGATTATATCTTTTTAATATATAAATAAAATTAAAAAAAATATGTCCTCATATAATCCATTAAATAATCAAGGTCAAAGTTCAGGTTATATATCATCCGCAATAGAAAATAAAGGTTTGTTCAATAGACTACTTAGAAGCCTAAGTAGTTTTGGTATGAAATATGATGATATGATAATGCGAAATACTGTTGGTGTTGGTGTTAATGAAGATCCTTATGCTCAGAAAAATTCAATGTATGATTTTTTCAGCCAAAGGGCAGTTGCATCTGTTTTAAATAAAAAATCAATACCTTACTTAGATAGATCATATCCAGATAAAAGAAGAATATTAAGAGAATATTCAATTAAAGATGAATTGAGGGATTTTGTTTCTTCAATTGCAGATGAATGTATTATATATAATGATGAAAAGGATTTTTGTTCACCTAAACCATTATCAAATGAATATGCACAAGATATAAAAGATAAATATCAAGAATATTTTGAAAAATTATATAATCGTTATGGATTTGGTGATAATATAACCGCTTGGAATATGATGAAAGATTTCTTAATTGATGGTTATGTTGCAATAGAAATAGTTTGGGATGATAAAAAGAAAAATATAGTTTATTTTAATAGATTAAGGCCAGAAACATTAGTTCCTGCTTATGAACCTGCTATTGGTAATTTATGGTTGCAATATCCAGAAGACCCACAATTAAGAAGAATTTTCTTAGATTCGCAAATTGTATTTGTATCATATTCAACACAAAATGATTATAGCGAAACATCATATCTTGAAGGTCTTATTAAGCCTTATAACCAATTAAAGATATTGGAACAAACAAGAATAATGTTTAATATTATTAATGCAACTGTATATCAAAAATTTACAATTCCAATTAAAGGATTACCAAGACAAAGGGCAGAAGAACAAATAGGTCAATTAATAGCCGATTATTCAGAAGAAATTGAATGGGATGATACATTGGGAACTGTTACAGTAAATGGTAGAAAACACCTACCATATAGTAAACAAGTTTGGTTTCCTGAAGGTGATGCTGGAACACCTGCAATGGAACTTGTTTCACCAGAAGGCCATAATCTAAATGAAAGTGATATGCTAACTTGGTTCTTTAATATACTTAAAAGGGCTACTAAAATACCTTTTCAAAGATTTGATAAAGAAAGTGGCGGTGGTAATATTGTTAGTGATGCTGCTGAAATGACAAGGGATGAGGTTCAATTTCATAATTTTATAAATAGAATAAGAGCAAATTATAAAGAATTGATTGTTAAGCCATTGAAATTGCAAATGTGTATGGAATTTCCTGAACTTAAAGATGATGAAATTTTCTTAAATCAAGTTGATATTGTTTTTAATTCAAATCAAATATTTGAAGAATGGAAAAAATTAGCTAATTTGGAAAAAAGATCTACTATATTAAGTACTTTATTAGGTATTCAAACAGCAGATGGACAACCATACTTTCATATTGATTATCTTATTGATAAAATAATGAAATTAACCCCAGAAGAAATAGAAGAAAATAAAGCATATTGGATAAAAGCTGCACAAGGCGGTGGTGCTGCTGAAGGTGCGCAAGGTGGTGAAATGGGTGGTGAAATGGGTGCTCAAGGTCAAGGAGCACAAATGGGCGCACAAACCGGAATGGAAACTGGCGCACAAGGTGGCGCACAAGGTGGCGCACAGACAGGAACAGAAACCCCACCTGCTGATGAAGGTGGTGGATCAGAATTTGAATTTTGAGAAAATGGATCAAGCTAACTTGATCCATTTTTATTTTTCTTTTTTTCAATAATTTCTTTTGATTTAGATGGATTATCAACGCCAAATTTTTCAATCATAGTATTTTTAATTCTTTCTTTTATTAATTTATTTTGAATAGGATATTCAACACCATGATTTTCTAATAATGTTTTCTTTCTTTTCTTTTCGGAACACTTTCTACAATAATATTCCCCCCAATTATTGTCATATTTAACATAATTTTTAAATATTACTTCCTTTATAATACCACAACCATCACATTTACAATCTATTTTATAATGACTGCCAATTGATAATAGTTCAATTGGTATTATAATAGTTTCACCTATTATAACATCATCATAACCCAATTCTGTCCAATATGAAAAATTAGATTCGTTTATTTTTATTATTATTTCTCTTGTTAATATCATAATTCTTTTCTTTTATAAGCTATATAAAAATATACAACTAAATCATTATTCAATACTGCACTTAAATATATATCATCTATTACTATGTCCAAATCTATTGGCATTAGATTGTTTATTGCAACAAGTTCGCCATAATATTTATCATCACATTTTGTAATTGATTTCATAATGTAACTTATTTTTCTAAGATCCACAAATGACTTTTCAATTAAAAATGATACATAATATTCAACATCTATTTTTACTTCTTCATCAAATAAATGTTTAATTTTTAAATCTCTTATATGATTTTTTGTAAGTGAATTTGAATCTATTAGTACCTTATACTTTTTCATATTTTATTTTTCCACAATCCCATATTTTTGGAATTGTTAATGTTTTTTCGTTTTTCTTGAAATTTGATTTATGTATTCTTTTTCCATCTATTACATATTTATAATCTGGATTTGATTCCTTAATCTTTATAAATCCTAACTTTTCATAAAGATTACCATTTGACCAATCTCTATCAGCATAACTTATTATTCTAACTACTTTATTGTTGTTTATAAAATATTTTAATAGTTTTGAAGCACCACCAACAACAGTATAACCAATTTTATTACAAAATCTTGAAAGATTCCATTCATCATCACCCATTCTATTCCTACCCTCAAGATGATCAAATATCATCATACTTACCAATTCATCATTCAAATATAAACCAATCTTTATATTTGAATTAACATAACCTTGTATATGATTATTATTTAGAAAATTTCTAACAACATTTATATCTGAAATAAGTCTAACATCACAATTTCTTGCATATATACGATTACTTAATTTTAAAATGTTTTTAATTTGACTTTTTATTATATCCGATTTATAATTCCAATCATCTTCCCATATATGAAAAATATGTATTCCTTTTTCATTGAAAAACTTAGTCTTAATTAAATGTGCATCCTTTTCTTTATATTTTTCTGAATGCCAATATATTCCATTAAATTCAAATCCTAAATTCAATTCAGGTAAATATATATCTATTTCATACTTATTTCTATAAGATTGCTTAATTTCACCATTGTAAATGGATTTTATAAAATTAAATAACATAATTTCTTGACCTGATTGATGTCTGTCTATTGGATTACAAATAGTACATAATATTGTTTGGTATTTTATTCTTTTAGAATAATTTTCAATATTTATTTCAAAACTATGTTCTTTTCCTTGGTCACAACTAAATGAAGAATTCCCTTTTTCTAAATAATTTAGATAGTTTTTATTCTTAGCTATTTTGAAATATAATTTTCTAAAGTCTTCATTTTGTCTATTATTTTCAGTTTTCCAATTTGATAAGAATCTATCCACTTTTTTCTTTTTTACATCATCACATTTAGATATATTATCAACACCATACTTTTCTAAATTAGTATTTGTTTTCTTTTCCTTTATAGATTCCTTATC